TTTTTTAAATTTTTATTAATTATTATATATTATTTTTATGGCATAGTATATGTGCCTGAAAATACAGGAGATGTGCTTGAAGTTGCAACCAGTGTATTCTTTTCTTCGGAAAGAACTATAGCAGTTCTTGTTTCATTAAAATTAACTTCATCAGGTCCTGTACAACTAATAGTCTGAAGAACAGTATCAATAGTACAAACAACATTTACAGTACCAAGAATAGCACCTACAGGTGGTGTTGCTGTAAGGTCTACAGTAGCTATTTCAGCATTATAAGAAGCTTGATCAAAAGCAAGGGGTGTAGAAACAGGAATAGCCACTACATCTACATCTAACCAACCAGCTGTATCAATTATATATGTTACACATTCATCATAAGTTAAAGTAGCTACAGGAGTAATAGTTGCTACCCATGCAGGAATATCTATATAGGATACTATAAATTTATCTTCAGCTAAATTTGTTATACAAAAAGTTTGATTTTTTTGAGCGCACAAGTCATAATTATTAACTAATTCTGAATCTGCGACATTTATTACTAGATATGTCATTTCATTTGCCATTTTTTTATATTTTTAAGGGGTGTTTATTATAAAGCCGTTTACGCCTATAGGAAGAGTAGTTAAAGAACCATTAATTGGTGCTCCAGCACTTCCATGATTTATTATAACTGGAGAAGTGTCTCCATCTCCCATTCTGTACCAAGCTACAGGAGCTAATGATGTTAAGTCTGCTGGAGATCCTCCATTATATATAGAATTTATTTGTGCTCCAGTTAATGCTGAACTAAATAATGCTACTTCATCTACTTTACCACCTGAACGAGATACATTATATTTTCCAATATAACCTCCAGCTCCTGTATAAGTAATAGGAGTAGCTGTTGATGAAACTGTATTTTCTAATTGTCCATTAACATATACTTTTATGTCCGAAGAAGTTCCTGCATAACTAGCTGCTACATGATACCATTGTCCTGTAGCAAAAGTTGTAGTACCTTGGCATGCAGTCCAAACAGCACCATCATTCACACTAAGTGCTATATTTTTAGTAGTGTGTGTTACCCAAAATACATAACCTTTAGCTCCTACTGCTGTATTATTTGCTAATACTATTTGATTAAGTCCTATATTATCTATATATAACCATCCTGAAAGCGTGAAAGCTCCAGCGGGTTGTAAGGCTGCATTGTTTGTTAAATCAATATAAGTACCTGTTACTCCATCAAAAGTAACAGAATAATCATTCCATGCAGTATAACCCATTTCTTCAGTCGCATAAAAATAAGTTCCATCATATACCCAAGTTAAAATATCTGTAGAACCTGGAGTTGTTGATAAGCTTATTACACCGCCTCCTTGATTAACTGTTCTAAAATTTGAAGGTAAACTTAATGTTCTAGTTCCTGTTGTATCTTGAACTATTTCAAGAGTACCTGAATCTCCTGGATCAACATTTGTAGGTATAGCAAGTGTTCTATTGCCCTCTAAAGTTACTCGAGCATTATATCCTTTACTATAATCCCATTCTATAATAGCTTGGTCTCTTAAAGTTTGGAAAACTTTATTTCCAGATTTTATTGAAATTAATTGTCCGAGACGATCTTTATAGCACAAATCTTTAGTTGCCTGGTCTAAAAAAACCTCAACATCTTTGGGAGTTTCATTACTAATTTCTTTTTTAAATTTTTTAAGTATTTTCATTAGTTATATTTTTAATTATATTTTTTATTAAGTGAGCATATAATATCTTCTAAAACAGCTTCTTTAATATTATTGTCACAATGAGTATTACAATCATTACCAGCAACTAATGTTACTGAAGCAAGATCTGCTGGAGCTCCTGTTACAGAATCTTTAATAGCACAAAAAGTTATTGTAGCTGGTTCTAATGGTATACCCACAGATTGAATTTCATTATTTTCATCAAGATATTGTAAAGTAATTATCCCAACATGAGAATGATTAGCTACATATTCTATAGTAGTAGCGCCATAATTTACAGCATTTCTAGAAAGCATTTGAAGAGCTCTTTTAAAGGTTAATAAGCAAGGTAAAGAATCGCAACTTATTCCTAATAATATATTATTAAGATATTCTTCTACTGCAATGCTATATTTACATTGTAATCTCCATATCGATATGTTTAAACACTCAGAGGTCATATTTGTCTAACGTATAAAGTTGCAGCATTAATTCTAGTATCTTGGCCGCCTTTTTTAAATTGTAATTCTAAAGTTTGAGTATTAGCTAATTGAATATTAGTAGCTACATTATTTAGTAGAAAACCATGCATAATAGTAAAACCTTGTCCACTTACTGCATTTTCTATTGTAGCATTTTTCTCTTGTATTTCATAAACATTAACCCCATTAACTATTAATGCTGCCCAACAATCTATACCAGGTATACTTGCACCAGTATTATCTCCTACATTAAAAGAAACAGTCACTTCATAATTTTGAGTACTTCCTGTACTATTAGTATGAACGAGTTTTTGAAAAGTTAAAGCTCCAGGAGCTAATGCATAACCAACTGATGAAATAGTTTGAACATCTTTAGCGGCATATGCAAAATCTGTTATAGTAGTTCCTGCTGCACTCTTAGGAGTAAAGGTTACAACTACAGCATCATCAAGAATAAGAGTACCATTTGATTGTGTGTGAGTAACAGTTAAAGTTCTATCAGTTCCATTATCTACTATATTGGTTATTTCTCCTACCCAAAAAATATTATCATCATATTCTTTAAATATTCTAATATAACCATAACTTCCAGTAGCATTAAATGAAGTTAAAAAAGCTGACATATCTGTAGCATTTTTATTAGTTTCATTTATATGTATTTGAGTTACTAAGTTAAGAGTAGCATTATTAAATCTAAGATAACTAACTGCAGGAGTAGGCACAACTGCAGGATCAAATTTCCATATAGAGGAGTGTCCTCCATATTTACCATCTGAACCGTTTGCACCGTCTGCACCATCTGCACCATCATTTCCTGTAAGTAGTGTTATATCATTACAATTATTTGAACATCCCATTGTTTTTAATTTTAAATTTTTTTATTAACAATCTCCACAACAAGGCTGACAATCTGTGACAGTATCACATATTATTCTAGCATTTGCTAGTAAAGTTTCTGCTCTTGTAAAATTATTACAAGCAAATGCAGATTTAATTCCATAAATTAAGATCTCTAATTGATCTATAGTGTTTTTAAGTTCTTCTAAAGTATCAGGATCACATTCTATAACTAATTTAGCAATTAAGTTATCAATACAATTTTGCAGATTACAAAGAAATAATACATATTGTTTATCATTAGTATATGTTGTTGGAGTAGCATCTATTACAGTATATATTATTTGAAAAATACCATCTGATTGATTCCAAGCAGCTCCTGAATAAGCTTGAAATTGTGGTGGAGTAGCAGAAGGATATAAATCTGTAGCTCCATTTTTTATATCAAAAGTTTGTAATAAAGCAGTTCCTGCAGAATCATATACAGTAACAATGCCTGTAACTACTTCTGTAGTATCTATATTAGGACCAGGTGCAGAGTTTATCCAACCTCCATCATTAGCTCCATTAACATAAATACCTGTAGTTTCACAAATATCTACTTTATCACAGCAAGTATTAGGTATAGTTAATGATATTTTAGGTAGTAATGCCATTATTTTTTAAGTTTAGTTGTTTTTCTTCTTACTTTTTTTACAGCATTGACCATTAAGCGCTCTTCTAATCTAGCCAATTTAATAGCACATTGTGTATTTTTTTCAATTAAATCATCTATCTTTTCTTCTAAAACTTTTATTTCACGTTTTAAATCTTTTATAGTTGTAAAGAAAACTTTAGTACTTAATTGTAATTCGTCAGAATCTTTGTCTGCATTAATGTCCATTCTCTTTTTCCAAATGCTCCATATTTCTTTTATTCCTAAAGCAGCTGCTATGCTTGTTACTAATGCTAATAATGTAGTATCCATAATTTTTTTAATTAATTGGAGGCAAATTTTCATCAGTAACATCAGGATCTATAGCTTTTATAGAATGGTCTTCTTCAATTATATGAAGAGCACTATTTACAAATCTACCAAGCATATTTAATGCTTTACGTTTTTGATTTTTTCCTAATACTGATGATATTTTTTCATCCATGTTTCCAAATTTATAGCTGTCTACTTTTTTTTTTAATAACAAATCGTTAAATAAAAATCTTACTGTTGTATTATCAGCTTGATCGTGGGCCATTGCTATTCTTACTAAGTATCTTGAGAATACTCTGTTAAATAGCTTAAAATTTTTATTACAACGAATTAATAATACTATTAATGTGTAAATAATACTTATAGGTTTAATAATCCATCTAAGGATTGTTTCAACTGTTATAAGTATTATGGCTCTTATCATCAGACTCTCTATTTAATCCTGTAAAGATATAAAAAAAAAATGACATTTCTATTAAATTTAGTAATATAATATAAAAATGTCATTTTAAATCTTTAGTCTTTATTAGATAATAAAAAAAAGTAGCCTGCTGTTGACAGCAAATTAACAAACAGGCTACTGAGGTTTTGGGAGAGAAAATCTCTATGGTAGTACTACACCGAATACTGCAGCAGCTGCAAATGCAGAAGTACCTGCAACAGCTAATTCACCATATAATATTATCTTACCAGTCTCTGTATTATCACTAACTAGTCCTGAAATAGACTCATCAGCAGTAATCATCATAGTCGAATAAGTAGATCCTGAAGTAACAGAACTTGTTCTGCTTTTCGGTGGAACACTTGTCATTTCGTTTTGTCCTTGGAAGCCCATTGATAAATATTCATTCATCGCAGCTTCTTGCCAAGTACCAACTCCATTTGTAGCACCAGATACGTGAGTATTAAGTACTGAAGAATCAGAGAAATTTGCAGTAAATCTATTAGTATAATAGTTTCTGAAAGCATCTACATCAAAAGGAGCCTCTACGCCTCTCATTTGAACTCCGAAATCAGCAGCAGCAGCTAAAACAGCAGTAATAAATTCATGATTTGTTACTGTAAGTGTACCTGAAGCTCCTTCATAAGCTGAACCTAAAGTAATTGTTTGATTAGGATTACTAACAGCTACTACTTCATAAACAGCATCTGTTAAAGCTGTTCCAAATCTAATAAAAGCTCCTACTGGATAATCAGTAGCTGGTGTAGCACCACTAGTAGTTACTGTTGTTGAACCATAAGTAAAAGTGATAGTTCCTGAAGCAGCTGTAGAAGCAGCTCCTGCATCATCACAAAGTGCTTCAAATCTTAAGTAACCATTTGCAGGTTCATCTTCCATATTCTTAACACCATTTTTTACTAATCCCATAGCTAATTCTGATTGAGAACCAGTAGCATCAGTTTTAAATTGTGCAAATAAACTAGAAGGTTGACTTCTATTAGCAGCATCTGGATCATTCTTACGAATTTTTATAAAATAAGAAGTATCGTTAGCAACAGGCATTGCACCTGCAGATACACCATCAAATCCTATTCTAGTTACTTGTTGAATTGGCGCAGTATATGCATGAGTAGAAGTTTTTATAGCTCCTTTAGTCATAGCAGCGGTGAAAAATAATTCACCTGCAATATTTTGCACTAATCTAACTGTTCTGTCAGATGCTAATGCAGTATATGCAGTAGCATCTAAAATTACATTTCCTTCATCTACTACAGCGACTGCTCCTGCAGCTACTGTTGTTGCCGAAGCGATTCCTGCAGCAGCAGGTACCCCAGCGGCTTGTGTTCCTACCACTGTATAAGTGATATTGTCTTGTTTTCTTAACATTGTTTTTGTTTTTAATTTATAATTTAATTTATATTTTCTTTTTTATTCTAGCACCTGTATAGGCTCTATATTTTGTATTTTCTGTTCTTTAACTCTTTGTAACATTAAATCTTTAGCGATGTCAATTATTACAGTATGAGTTGCGGCGTCTAAGATACAATTTTTTTGGTTAGCAACAACTGTCCTATCAACATTAATGTCTAAAGGAATTGTTAAATAATTCATTGTATAGTTAGTTACAGCAAAAGTACCATCAGTTATTAATTGATGTCTCTTAGCAGTTGCAGGTATTGTTGGATCTATTCCAGATACATCTCTTCTGTAATTAATCCTCCAAACTCTAGCAGAACCGTAATCTTTATAATAAGGCTTTTTATATTTATTTCCACGTAATCTTGATATTTCATCGTGGGCAATAATATTAACAGTTGCTTTAATATCATCTGTTGTTCCACAAGTTTTTTTATCAATAACAGCTTCTTCATAAATAGCTAACATAAAGTCATCAGGAAGATCATAAAAAACTCCATTATCTAAAATTCCTACTTGACTAGCAGAAATAGTAAGATTAGCACCTTGGTTAATGAGGGCACTTAAACCTTGATTTCTTACTTCTGTTTCTTCAAAGCCTTGTCCTTTACGATTATTAATTTCACTAGTAAATTTTTTTACATAAAGCATTTGAGCTTCTGAAAGAACAGAAGTAATATCAAAATCTTCGTAACCAGGAGAACCAAGACTGTCACTTCTGTCAATCCTTAATTCTAATTCATCTGCCATTTCGTTTGCGGTCATCTGTTACTTTTTAGATAATTCTATTTGAGTTTTAATCCTCATTTTTACTTCCTGATTTTCAGGATTTTCTAAATAATTAATAGTATTTGTAAGGTCTCCTAATTCTATTCCATTATCTAAAGTATATCTTTTAGGGCCCATTTTCTTAATGGCTCCTGAATCAACAGCTTGTTGAATAAAAATTCTATTAGCATATTGAGGGTGATTTATTATAGATAAGAAATTATAAGGACTTTCTTCTAATACTGTAAGTACTTCTGCTTTAAGCCAATCTTCTGAATTGTTACTAGGAATTGTTCTTCCTAATGAACGAATAAATCCTGACATTTTAGGAATACTAGAAGTAACTTCTGCAAATTTAATATAAGCTTTAGCTTTTAATTCTGCATCTTCTAATTTTTTAGAAGTTACTTTTCCTTCATCTACCATCATAAATTCATAAGTAGCTTTTAATAATCTATCATCATAAGATGGAGAGATTAGCTTCTTATTAGAAAGTAGAATAAGATATTTTAACATATCTACTGCCGTGTTAAGATTAAGAGTAAGACCTTCTTTAGTCATAGTTACTCTTGCTCTTCTATCTATTCTCCAGAAATTTTCATCTGGACGAAGTGTTACGTTTAGGTCTGCACCTAACTCTTTTTCAAAGAACTCTTGTTGAGTCATCCCTTCAGGATATTGACTCGTATATTTTTTAATATGACGTCTTTCTATATCGTCAAGTATCATTTTTACTCCTCCACCTCTTCTATGGTTGTTAAGAGGAACTTGATAACTCCTTTTAACTTTATTATATATAAAAGGATCCTTTTTTTTATCTTGTCCTTTTACTAGTAATGTAGACCACTTTCCCGATGATTCTACAGGTCTTACATTTACTACTTCATTTCGTAAATAACTTCCCCAAACTTTGCTTGGTTTTTCTAATACTGTGCTGTCTTTTTTTCCCATTTTTTGCTGTTTTTAATTAATTTTTTATTTTATTCTCCCGTAGTAAAGGACCTCCTTGTATATGAAAAAAATATACAAAGAGGTTTTACTATATATATTAAGTAGATATTAATCTACGGATAGTCTTAAATCAACTACTTTAGTTGGATCTTCGATCATCATTCCGCCCCATTTCTGTAAGTGTACTTCATATCCATCTATTGGAGAAGACACTACTTTTGGTGAACCTTTACCTGCTGGAGAGAAAGGATCTCTCATACCTGCAATATATGCCCAGTTATAATCTGGAACACCTTTTGGTTTAACTCTGTAGATACCTGCTTCTTCACCGTAATCAAGAGCTAGTATTCTATGAGATTCTACGATACCTTTACCATCTGGGTGTACTTTAGGGAAATATACATCATCATCGAAGAAATCAAGGATTTCAACTTTGATAGTAACTCCATTGTACCACTCATAGATATTATATTGTGGTTCCATAGCAGATTTAGTATTCTTACCACCGATAGATCCTGATTTAGAATTACCTGTAAGGAATTTATCAGATACGATAGTAACATTAGTTCCAGACTTAGCTTGGATTTGTCTAGAAATTTCAATAGCTCCGAACTCACCTGTTAATAAGTGAATAGTTCTTCTGCCTCTTTCTATTTTACCAACACCCATGTCTAATAACATTTCTAAATGCCAATCTAAATCATAGCTATTGTAATAGTGAACGTTTGATGGAGCAACTTGCTCGAAGAAACCTGCACCTGATTCGATAGCATATTTAGTTTTGTCATCTTTGTTAAGATATTTATGATCAGAAGTCCAGTTTTTCTTACCGTACATTAACATTCTTGCGAACATTTCTTCACATTGGTGATGAGCAACCATATCTTGATAGTTAATCCAGATAGATTCTGATTGTCCTTTGTATTGGAATCCAAACTCTAATGGTTCGTTTTTCCCTTTGTTAATCACATTACCAGGAACTTTGTATTCCATACGTAAAGTAGAAGGACGGTTTTCCATTCTCCAAGGAGAAGTGAAATAAGGATTAGAACCTTGGTAAGATAATGTTGATGGAGATAAACTATAAAATTTAGACCATTTAGAACCTATACCTAATTCATCAGCAGGAATAGATTTAGCAGGATTGTCCGTTACTAATTCTACTTCTACTTTTACTTGAGAACCTGCGTCAGAAACTTTCTTAACAAGTAAGTGATACTCATCACTTTCTCCTCTAAGAACATCTCCTTCATCAAAGATTGACTCTGAAAAGATCATATTGAACCTTTGTCCATTAGCTCCGTAGTTTCCTACAGTAATTGCAGCGCCTGCCATATCTTCGACAGCTACTAAAGCTAAGTTTTTATCATGTTGCCCTTGCAACATCCAGTTGTAAAATCCGTTTTCTTGTTCTACCTCTTTAACAGGGAACCTATTAACGAATTCACGTAATTTACCTTGAAGATTAGTTTTGTAGATCTCTCTGATCACAGAACTAATTAGTTCAGGTTTTTGTTGATACAAAGCATGAAAATGATTATCAGTCACTAGACCGTTATAATCAACTGCTTCATATTTTTGTAATGGAAGTAATTGTGCCATTTGTTTTTGTTTTTATTTTGTTAAACGATTTATTTTAAATTATCTTTTTCTCGGTTTTCCCATTCCTCTTTCTAGTAGATCTAATATTCCTTGAGCTTTCTGAGAAGTTTCTACTGAGGTATTTCTACCTACTCCTCTTTCATTCGTTGATGCTATTACTCTATCAATTTCTGATACTGCTTGAGTTTTAGCAACTTTTTTCAATTTAGTAATATTTGGTTTAAAGTTTCCTGTTTTATCAACATCAAAAAGTCCCATAGAATCATAGTAATTAATTAACATTTCAAATTCAGCAGGTTTCTTCATTTGTTTATACATTAATGAAGTATATCCTTTTCCACTTTTATCAGTATAAACAGGTTGTGTTATATTACTTTTAAGTTTTTCTCTAATTGATTTATTTAATTTTAAACCATCTATAAATTGTTCTTTAGTATCTATAGCTCCCATTAAACTATTATAACTATCTTCTCTTTGCTTTTCCCATTTAGCTTCTTCAGCAGCTTTATTTGCTCTTGAATTTTCTACAATAGAATATGCTTGATTCCTTAATTCAGGAATAGCTTTAAGAGCTTTTTCTTCAAGTTTACCAATAGCTTCTAAATCATCTATTGATTCTTTAATTTCTGCATTAGAGAAGTTTTTACCACTTAAATATCTGTAATAAATATTTTTCTGGAGATTTTCATCTCCTTGTATTGCTTCTTTTGTTACTGTGTCAAAGAACTCTAAATCTTGAGCAGCATGAATAGCTTGGTCAGCATCTGTAAAAGCATCTTCTATTTCTAGAAATTTCTTTTTAGCCCCGCTAAAGTTATCTTTCCATTGATTAGTCATTCCTTTGAATGATTTCTCCAATGTGCCTTTCATCAATTCTTTCAATTTATCCAAAGAACCCTCTAGTTCTTCTTCAGAGTCTACGGTACTTAAGACTCCTTCATCCATCATCTCTTTTAACATCGCTTTATAAAAAGCTTCTTTTTTCTCTTCCGAAATGTTGGTAGGAGATTCCGTACTAACTTCTTCGTTTACTACGTCAATAGTCGGAACTTCGTCTCCTAAGTCTCCCGTTGTAGCTTCTACAGGAGTTACCGATAATTCGTTATCTTCTGTAGTAGCTGCCTCTGGTGTTTCAATGTCCTCTCCCGTAGACATTGTTGTTTCTAATTCTCCAGGACTCATAATTTGTATCCCATCAAATAAATCTTCTTTTGCTGTCATAGTTTTTAATTATTAAACAAATATCATAATTATTATTATAACTTATAACAAATATTTATATAATATCTGCTATAGAGTTATGGCATTATTATTTATTTGCTTTAGTTATATTTTGTTTTTGTTTATTATTATTTATTTGTTTCTCTTTCAAAATTTCATTAGCTTTATTATTCCTAGTTTTTTCCATAAGCTCTTGCTCTTTAACACGTATTTGTTGATTTTTATAATTTTCATCAATATCTGTACGTCTTAAATCTAATCTATCATCTATACCATTTTTATCAGAATCTATTCTTTTATCATCTCTGACATCGGATGCTATTTCTTTAAGATTAGCAATATCTAACTTAGCTTGTATTTCAGCATATTTAACTTCTCTGTCTTTATCTGCTTCTGACATTAAGAACTCTCTTTGTGCTTGAGCATTTTGTTGTTCCATTTGTGCTTGTTGCTGTTGTTGCTCTAATTGTTTATTCTGTATCTCTTGATTCTCTTGTTTGATTTTCTCTGCAGAATCAGCAAGTCTTCTAGAAATTTCTTGTACAGATTCAGATTGAGAAATTGCTACAAGATCACCAATAGTAGCTTGTCCATTTTGAATAGCAGCTTGTGATAGAACTTTTAATTCTTGATACAATTGAGTATCAGCAGTAGAATTAGATATATGTATATCATATTCAGAAAGTACAAACTCATCAAAATTCTGAACCATTACTTGGCCCATATCATCAAGTAAGAATTGTCCTTTTTTAGGATTTTTCTTATAAGCATATTTACAGCATTCAAGGAATTTAGTTAAAGCTCTTTTTCTAAAGTTACCATCTAAACTAAACCATTTCTCTGTTATGTGAGAAGTTTGTGCAACCTCTCTTTCAACATTACCTACTGCTTCCCTATTTTGTATTTGCCCTTCTCTTGCTCCAGTTACACCTGCTAATTTTCCTAAAGTAGCTTCTATATCAAGAAGTAAATTAGAATACATTTGAATAGCGGAAGGATCTCCTATAGGAATATTTTGAGCAGTAAGAGTATTAAAAGCTCCAGCTGATTTACCTTGTGAGGGCCCTTTAAGGATTTCAGAAGTAGGATCTAACCATGCCATTTTATTAACTGTAGCATATTTTATCCATTCTTTAGGTTCCCAACCTGAAGGAATCATCGAACTATTAATAGCAGCAAAGCTTCCTTTATATGTAGCTATTTCAAGTTCACGTTTATAATAAGCAATATCATAAGAATATGCTAAAGGTTTCATTATATCAGAAAGAGATTGTACGGCATAATCATTAGTACTATTTACTGTTCCTATATAAGGTGGTATACCTTTAGACTTATTAACAAGAGATTTAGAACTATATGGTATTGGGCCCATTGCAACATAAATACTATCTGCTATTTTAGTAGCTTGTACCCATTCATTAACCCACATCCATTCTATTTCTTCACCTAGATCTTTTTTTATAACATAATTTTCATCTACGAAATCGTATTGTTCTTGACCATCTTCGTCATAGTATTTTCTTTTACCAATTTTTCTTCTTGTTCTCCAACAAGTTCTAAGTACCCTAACATTGCCATAAGTGTCAAATGAACCAGCGAAAGTTCTGATTCCTGCTTCATTTGGTTGAAATATTGAAAGTGCTTTGTCTTCTCCATAATAATCAAATATTGAAATATCTTTATTTAGTCCTAATGACACAGAAGAAGCACTTGCGCTTGTTCCTGTTTCTAAAAATTCTATATCTTTTTCTGAAAGTTCATCCCAGTAATCATCTATAACTTGTCCTACAGATTTATAACCATATTCTACTATGATATCAGAATCTTCTATAAACATAGAATTGCCTCCTAGTGTATAAAGATTCATAGGATTAACTCTTCTCATAACAGGCTCTCCTCCTAATACTCCACAATATACTATTTGTTCCCCTCCTACAAGAAGATCTTCAAAGGTACGAGAAAATAAAAAATCAAGGTTTTGTTCTTTATACTCACGTTTAAGAACTTTATTAGCAGTAATTTCAGCAATGTCTTGGAAATCATATGTTTGATACTTATTAAACTTCTGTAATCTTTTTTGTATCTCTTCTTCTGAAATACTATCTTGTTTTACTATAGAAACTAATTCTGCGAAAAGTTTTTCTTTAAGGGACTCTTCTTTACGGCCTATTCCTTCTTCGTCATTAGCAGATAAATAAGCACGGAATTCTTTTCTTCTTTTAGAATACTCCCCTACTAATAGATTAATCTTAGAGTTCTCTATACCTACATGTTGAAAACTAGCAGGTAAAGAATCTAAGTCTAAATTATCAGGATTAATAAATCTTTCAAAATCTTTAGAATCTATTATATTAGCTCTTAAATTATAATTTGTTTTTTTATTTTTAAAATTAGACCTGAGATCATAATCAGAAACTAATATGTTTTCTGCGAAATCTACGTTCTTCTGGTACCATTTATCTGTTTTTTGTTTGTCTGAAAGTTTTTGACGAGGGAAACTAACATATCCTTGCATTTTGGTAATTGGGCTTTGACTCATAATAAAAATTTTGTTAATATGCAAATTTAATCATAAAAATTGAAACTTTCCCTATTTATTGGTTTCTTTTTTAAAACTCCCATTTTTTCCCAATAAGAATTATCTAAAAAAGTTTTAACTTCTTCTTTACGTTTATCAGTGTGACGTTGCATTGTTGCATCGTGCCATAATAACATACCTAACGAAGAAACTCTATCAAAGTTTCCATATTGATTCCACATTATAAGTTCTTTAAGAAGTGCAGGTGAATATATAGTCTCTAAGCATCTAGTTTCAGAATTAATAGATATTCTTTCTAATAGCCAAGATTTAATAAAATCCCTAGCTGTTTGATTAACTTTAGCAGATGCATTAATTCCTTTAGAAGTATTTGTTCCTTGTCTGTATGTATCTGAGTTTCTTAATTGATAAGGAGTATCAGCAAGTAAATATAAGCATTTATGCTTTTCAAAATAAGTAAAGAGTCCTGGTAAGTTTTGTTCATACATGCCAGTAGCATTATAATAAAGAAGTAGTTTACGACATGTTTCATAAAAATCATTAGGATCATCTGTACGTCCTGTATACTCAGCAACTATTTGGCGAGTATATCTATTCATTACAAAAATAGAAGGTAAAGAATCTGTAGTACTTCTAGCTTTGTCGACAACATCCATTCCCCCAATGTACGTACCGTAAGGAATTATTCCTTCATCATTTTTTTGTGGTTTAACCCATATTTCTATAGCCCCCTTTTTATCTTCTAATTTGGATAAAGGAAAATTATGAATAGGCATAGCATCTTGTACAGAATTAAAATCTATTTTTGAATCTTTATCAAATGTTAAAAATCCTTTAAAAGATCCTTCTTTATACTTC